GTCAACGCACCAGTGCCTTGGAAGCTGATCTGGGCAGAACTGACTTCGCCAACACTGGCGCCAAAGCTGACGCTGGTGATGTAAGTGGTCAGCCGCACATCATGATTGGTGCTGCCTTCGACCAACCGCAAACGCATATCTACGGTGTCGCCATCGCTGACACCACTGACACGCAACACTTTCTTTAGCGCCGTTGCAGCATCATTGCGGCTAGTACCATCGTTGTAATACAGCAGCGTGGCGCTGCCGTTAAATTCTTGTACGCCAGGCGTATAGGTGCGTTGCGACTCACCCAAGCTGGTCGTTTCCAGCATCTCAAGGCTGCCGGTCAACTGCCAGTTGGTGACCTTGATCTGCTCGATGCCGTCCAACAGCAAGCGACCATCACGTCCGGTGTAGACCTTAGCCATCAGAGCACACCCACCAGCTTCACTGTAACGCTACTGATTCCGGGTCGCACAGACGTAATCTGCGGCGGACCGTCATAGCGCCAGTTGTTTCCGGTCGCGGCATCAATCGCACTGGCGTTACCACTCCAGCCTGTGCGAAACGAAGCGGGCAGCGTGAACGTGGTAAAACCGCCTTTGGTTTCGTCGTAATGCGTGATGAAATCGTCGGCAGCCGTGTCGGCAATGTTGTCGTAGGACAGATCCAACGTCATGCCCGTGCGCTTATCACCGTACAGGATGCGAACCTCGGCACCATTCTGCGCCTTGTACGTTTTGTACGGATAATCGCCAGCGTTGAAGCTGCGGCTGCTTGGTGCCAATGTGGGATAAGCCATTAGATGTCAAAGCCTCCTACAACTTCAAACTGCCCGTCGCTGTCCATCACGTCACGTGCAATCAAGCTGGCTCCACTTGAGTTTACTGGGTGATTGCTGGCCTTAATCGTGACGATTCCATCCGTATCCACTTCCAGTGCTTCGATCTGATATACCTGACTGACGGAATTGGCGCTAATCAGCGAGAACACCGAATTGCGCAGATTTTGTGCAACGCCGCCGCTGATTTGCAGCGTTCCAGCTGAAACCGTCGTCTGGCTCCGCTCCCAGTAATAAACGCTGTAACTGCCATCGGACATTGGCGTGACTGAAATAATCGTGCCGTCTTCTTTCACAATGCCGTTATTGCTTGGGCTATAAGGACTGACTTCGGTGGTAACGCGGATGTAGTCACCAGGCGCCAGCGACAGACCCCAAGGTAGCGTCTGAAATGTGATTGTGTGGGTGACGTGCTTGCGGACGGCTAGGTAATACCGCGCCACCATCAACGCATGATTATCAGCGGTAATGTGTTGGTGCTCAAATTGCTCCAGTGGCAGTTCGCTGGATTGGCTGTCGTTGTAGCGGGCAATCATCGTTTGCTCTTCTGGGATTTTGTTTGTGCCAGCCCAGCGGTAAATAATTGCGGCTTGGAACAGCTTGCGATCCTCAAGCTCCAGCCATTCGATCTTCAGCGAATCTTCAATGATGTTGCCATCGGTGAACATGCCTTTGATTTGGATCGCTTGATCGGGCGCAATTTTGTAGTTGCTGTCATACGGCACGGCAGGTTCGATCGCTAGCCTGCCGTTTTTCAACGTGACGTAACACAGCACGCTTGGGGCAACCTGAGCCAACCACGAACGCAGGTTGATCGGTTCTGCGATGGCATCATCAAAAAACAGGTTATTGGCGCGGAGGAAACGACCCGTTTCAACAAGTGCATCACGATCAATCAACGCACTGTTAATAATCTTGCCCGCACCAGTGTCGGTGTCTGTTGCCAGATACCAAAGAAGATCGGTGAGCAAATTACTGGAATCTACGTCATCGTCAATTAAACGCTCAACTTCAATGCCGTTCTGAATGTAACATCGGAGTTGATCAAGTTGCTGGAAGTTATCACTAGATCGCAGCTTCAAGCCAGCAACAGCGCAATTTTGATACTGAGGTACATTGTCTTCTGACAAGCATTCGTTGACGTAAACAACTTGATGTTCTGGTGAAGAATCGCAGCTACGGCTAATTAAATCGTTGTAGTGGGAAACCTCGGCAACACCGCTGTAACGCTGGAATAAGCGCGTGCCAGACCTAGGCTGATCGTAATCCGCGTAAATTTGCGGTGCGCTAATTCGGTAGTTAAAACCAAACTGAACACCGTTTACATTGCGAGCGTGTTTAACAAAAGTTTCGCCATCGTTCCATTTGCCCGTAAAAGAGGCAACGTCTGTTTCCACAATGCGCCACCATTTATTACGCGCTGTTGTAGGTAAAGTCCGCTCATACGATTCAACCGTAATACGCATATCAACCGTACGCAACCCGCTTTCACGGTCGTAAATCCAACCTGACTTGGTGCGTCTTGTACCATTGGGCAAATTATTAAAGTATGGATCTTCTTCAAAAAAGATTGACATAATATTACTTAGCGTGTTGTCGTTAATTGGCTGACCAACTGAATAGCCGGGACCTGGTTCGGTGGCTACGACACTATTTAATACAACGTCAACGCGAGTTGGATCTGTTATCCATTCACCGTAAACAATTTTGGAAATGTTGCTGGCACCAGTTTCATCTTCAGGCACCACCGCCATTTGCGAGTGCGTAAAGAAGTCACGCGGTTTTACAAAATGACCACGACCGCCTACACGGAATGTTCCTAGGTAAGTATCAGCAGTCCATTCTTGATAGCCAGTTCGCCCGCCATCCAGTAGAAACACATTCTCTTCGCCGCCAGTTTGATGAACATAAACAGCGCTGTTAAATGGACGCAAGCGAAACTCAAGCTGAGATCTACCTGGATGTGTAATACGAATAAAAGAATAAATATCAATAGGTGAGTCGCCAGCCACGCCGAAGGTGTATGGACCTAGATTTGTCCAGCCTTCGTTTTGATTGTAATCCCTTACGGCTTCTGTGTTGGTTGGACGTACATCCAACGCAAAAGTAGACAATCGTCGCACATATTGAGTTGTCTTGCCTGCCTTAAGATCTGTATTTGCCCAGTTAGATCGCGCCATCAATCCTGGTGTTGGGATTGTATTGAAATTGGTGATGCCGTTTAGCTTTGCCCATACTTGTGACTTAAGCCCAATTTCCGTTACGTCGCAACGGCGTGTGTTTTGGAAACTTCCTATTTCAAAACGCAAAATAGGATAAAAAGCTTCATCAATATCCGCTGCAGGCAAATACCGCCCTCGATTGATTGACGATTGCGAAACAATGCCAATCTTTCGTTGATTGACGCTCCACGCCTCCATGCAACGCAGCCTGACACGAAAGCCGCTTCCACTGTGCTGACGGGGGTTGTACGTTTCGTTGGGACGATCAATCACGATCCAGACCGTCCGCCCAATCATAAACGTAGCGCCAAGCGCAAACAGTTGATCAGCTCTTTGCAGTTCGCTATCTACAGCAGAGCGTATATCTTCAACATTTGGCGACTGCTCTAGATAATCAAACTCTGGAAACGGATTGATACGCTGTCTGTTTTCTCCATACAACACGACGATTTCATCACCTTTCTCAACTGAAACTTCAGTCGTAAGATTTGACCATACAACGGTGTCGTACAGGTCAATGCGCCGTGATTCTGTGTGAGTGGTGACGACACCAGTGGAAGCGCTTTTGTGTTGAATTATTCCAATACGTCGCGCATAGTTGACGCCAGTGCCAGGCATTCCAGCGTTTTCGTGGTCACCGCGTTTTGCAGAGTTGCCGCCGTAAGGATGTGTTCTATCAAGGTAGTAATCAACATACTTTTTCTGCTTGACCCAAGCCCTAAATTTTTGGTCGTATGTCCAGTCGGCAAGAATTGAAATAACTTCCCAGTCAGGGCGGATTGGCGTGCCGTTGGCGATACCAGAATAAACACCAAATCGAATTTGATTAGAAGGTGTAAACGCACCACTGAACGCGGGCTGTCCGGCGCCTTCACGTGTTGATGCGTAAAAGGCTTGCTCTTGACTACCCAAGGCATCGTCAATACTGAGGTTGCCGTAACGCAGGTTATACATGCGCAGGCGGCTACCTTCACCTAAAGTTTCAAAGCCGCCGTTCCAATAAAAATCAAAGTAGGCAGTAAAAATACTGTCTAATGCGTTGTTACCAAGAAAAATACCCGCAAGATCGGGTTTCGGCATTGGACCTTGGCCGGCAATTGCCACCAATTCGCTGATCTGGTAATTACCCCAACTTTTGACGCGAGACCACACCATTGCAGGTGAGATCAACACACCGCCAGTGCCAAAGGTGCCGCGATTATCTACATTTTCCTGACGGCGTGTAAAGACGATCGGGACCGTGTTGCCATAGGCGGCTAGATCTTGGATCGAATCAAAGCCGAATGATGGCGTAAAAATTTCAGATCCGGTTTGGCTGCCGAGCTGGCGCGTGCGGAATTGTGGGCCTTCGCGTGTTTGTTGCTGCGGTTTTGGGGCGAGTAGAAATGAAGCGGCTGTTGATGCAAGACCAACAACAAGGCTAACGATTGCGACAATTAAACTCGCTTCATTTCGTACATCAGGCACATTTGCGTATTCTTCCGGTCGCTCATACACACGCCGCGATACATCCTGAACAAACTCCCGATATTCCTGCTCACTACATCCCAGCTCAGCAATCAGACGCTTTTCAAACGGAAGCAGCGGCTGCTTGGCACCATGGCGATAGGGCACCATGCCACCGCCTTCAAATGCTCGTTGATGTAGAGGCATCCGTTTTCCCAGTAGACCGCAAATGCCGTGGTGTCTTGCGGCAGCAGTAGCACGTCACCATCGTACTCCGGTCGCTCTACTCTGCGACACCACTTCAATAAGTCCCGACCAATCACAAACGGGTTGCCGTCATACCAGGTAGGTCGAACAGGTGGGCGTTCAAGTCCTAGGCGATCCAGCACCAGCAAGACAAGGTGGATGCAGTCGATCGCCCCATCTAGCCCTGATCCATCGGCGCCGTAACGGTAGGGTCGCCCAATCAAATCAATCACTGCACGCGAACGCTGCTTGTTAAAGGCAGATTGCCAACTAATTGCCGTGTAAGCCGTTTACGCGGTACATCCAAGCCGACAGCATCTAAAACTGACGCCATTTGCAGTTGCAGGCTAGTGCTATCCCAGTTGGCGCTAACGATTTGCCCGATATAACGCGAAATCAAGGTGTAATCAGTTTTGTCGTTTGGGTTGACTGCCACAATGCTGACGTTTGCCAGCCAGCGATTTTGTACTGCAGTTTCAGCCCAGCCACGACTCAACGCATTATTGGGGAACGCCAGTGTTGCAGGTTGGTTGTCGCCTGATTTCGTAACAGTCATGCCGCTAAATGCAAACGGCATAAAACCAAAATATGAAGGCACGCCAGTGTCAACATTAAAAAACGGGGCGTCTTCATTGACCCAATAATTTTGAAATAAATATCCACCTGTTGTTTCTTCGGTGCGTAGGGTGATGTACTGCGCAAAAGCTAGCGTTTCGCTCACAGCCCAATCCTCCGGCGTGTGTTGGTATTTTGCCTGAGATTAGTCAGCGCACGTTGCTCACCGCGACGGGCACCCTGTTCCGCTGCTTGCCTCATGCCAACTTGGAATTGATCAGCGGTAACGTAATCCACGCTATTGATGCGCTCCACGCTGTAGCGCACGTCGATTGGCGTTGCGACTGCCGTGCCGCCGCCATTAGCAGCTTCTGCACCTCCAGCTTCAGTAGCACCCGCAGTTCCAGGCGGACGACGATAACGTCCCATTGCGCCATCAAGTTTCGCGGCTACTCCAAGCTTGCCATCGGCGCCACGCTTGAGTGGCATGATCGCCTCAGGACCAGCCTCGCCCATAAGGCCATTTTGCATCTCACCACCCTTTGCATACTTGAAGAAGGTGGGGCGGGTGACGATGCCGCCTGTGGCGAAGGGTTGGATGCTGTTCTGAGCGAAATCAGCTTGCCCTCCTGAGAAATAGGCGCCTTTTGCGGCTAAGCCGCTTAGCATGTCACTAATGTTTCCGGCTCCGGTATCAAGTCCGGTATTGGTCGCCTGCCCCATTGCGCCTGGAACTTCACCGCCACCACCCCCACTAGAGGCCAGGCCAGCAAATATCTTTGCGATGCCAATCGCGATGTAAGTAGCGATCATCTTGGCGCCTTCTTGAATCAAGATTTGACCCACATCTTTCAGGAAATTGGCAAATACTTCTTTCGCTGTCGTGGTGCCTTCAATCAAGCCCGTGATACCATTTGCGATTGAATTGCCAACTGCATTGCCGATGTTTTGAGATATACGAACAGCAAGCGCCTCAAGGTCTTTCAATTCCGCCTCGGCCTGCTCAATAAATTGCTGAAGTTTACCTTTCTCTTCTGTTTGCGCTTCAGTAGCAAGCTTTTTTAAACCAGTCTCTTTGCTGCCCAAGCGGTCTATCAGATCCTGGGTGTCTTGCGCGCCGCCAACGTCGCCAGCGGCTTCTAGTAAGGCTTTCCGAACCTCCAACCTTTCCTTTTCCTTCTCTAATATATTTTCAATTTGAATATATTCCAAGGCGAGGGCCTCTTTCATGCCAGTTGCAATCAGCTCTTGCAGCCGCTGACGGTCCTCAATTTGAGTGGTGTAAGACTTCGCAAGATCGTCTGATTGTTGCGTAATTTCAATAAGATTTTGCTTTTCTATTTGCCGCATTCTGAAAGCAATGTTTTCGCGACTTTCATCAGCTTTAAGCATCAACAGTTTACGCTTGACTTCGGCTTCATCCGCAGGAATTTTTTCAAACGCAATTGCCGCAATCTCCCCAGTGATCTGCGCTAGCTCGCGCTCACCTTCAAGCCTGATCTGAAGGAATTGATTCTCACCAAGCTGCGCATTTCGAATTTTTTCGTTGATTTGCGCAATTTGCTGCTGGATCGCAAGCTGCGCCATGAGCTGCGGCAACTGGCTTTCGCGTTCCTTTTTGGCTTTACTGCCTGCACCAGCGCCGTCGCCAGTCAAAGAGGGGAAGCGATCTGATTTGGTAGTGGATGTCGCGTCACGAGTGACATCAATTCCTCTCTTTGTTCTTGCCTCAAGCTCCCTCATGCCAACTTCTACATTTCTTTTCTGGGCATATAACTGAGTCGCGGTTGCCTTGATTTGATCTTGAACTGCCGACAACTCAACTTGAGCTTGCTGCGC